TGTGACCAACACATAGTCAAGATGCCACTAGAAGAAGCACAGATGTTATGCACTACATTATGGCATCATGCACCTGACTATGCAGAGGAACATGACTTGTACAAACCTGTACATCAGAAGCATCCATGCACATTATGGGCAATGGACAATAGGTTAAACTACATATTTGCTTTTCGTTTATATGACTGTATGTTGAGTGAGTACACTAGAAGATACAATAAAATACATGGTGCAGTAAAACATTTCCAAGCCTTGTGGGAGGGCAAAAAGTTTGTACCTGATTGGAAGAACTATATGACACCACACCCACAATGTTTTAGTGGGCATGACCAACTAAAAACAGATGAGGTATTTCCTATACTAGCCTATAGAAGATTTTATATTGTTGACAAGTCTAGATTTGCGAGATACAAGTATACAGAAAAACCAAAATGGATGAAAGGAGAAGTAGCATGAAAGAAAGAGGATATGATAAATTGTTTAGTGATATAACTATAGAAGAGTTAAGTCATAAGATAGTTAGGTTAGCTAAACAACGTGATGAGTGGCAAGAGAAAGCCATGAACATGATTGAGAAAAGTACACATAAAGAACTTGAGTTAGAAAACCAACGTCTTGTCCAACAACTTGAGCATGATGAAACTGTAGTGCCTAAAGAAGCCTATGAAGCCATGAAAGAAAGGTATCAAAATCAGGTAGTCACGACAGAATATTGGAAAAAACTAGCAGAAGATAATTTCATATCATCTGTTAACGATAGTGAAACTTCTGACATATGGAAAGAAAGGTATGAGAAAGAGGTAAGTAAAGCTGAGTTTTGGAAAGATTCTTATTATAACAATCAACCTAAAGGATGTGGTTACATGTTCAGCGAGATACCTAATGACACAGATGGTCAAGAGTTTGTTGACACTATGAAGAAGTACTTCAACAAGAAGACATATAAGATGCGAGTACGTGGACAACACATCAAGCCTGAGTTAAGAGGTACAGGTGCTACCTATTGGGGTCAGAGTAAAGATGAGTCAACTCACTTGAGAGTATACATAGATGCAAAGAAAGGAGAATAAGAATGGCTACAATAAATTTAACTGAGGGTACTCATATATACAAATCACCTGAGAGAACCAAGCTAGAAGAAATACGTAAGGCACTTATGGTATTGACAGGTAATGATGGTTGTGTACAATACAACACAGAAGTAATTACTATATTGTGTAATCAAATAGAAGAAGTAGAAAGGGAGGTATAGTATGTATAAAAAACACATAAAAACATATTTAATCTTTCATATATATGACCATGAGGAAGAAACTTCATTTCAAATTGTTTCCAAGAGTAAGTTTATGAGTTGGTTAAATACTCATGCAGATAATCAAAGGTATTCTTTTTTTTCAACACAGGAAAAGTTAGACAATTACATAACAGAAATAGAACAGGAGATATAAAATGTGGCATAGACTGATAGACTTTTTTAATGAAGATTTCAATAAAAAATATGGCGAGGGTACAAAGTATGACCTTGACTATGGTAAGTTATTAATTATAGGACTATGTATTTATATAGCATTTCAGGTGTGACATGAATATAAATAGCTTAGTAGACAAGTATTATTTGTCTAGTGATTTCAATATGTTAGCAGATAAAACTAAAGTAGACTATTCAAATTGTTTATCTGTAATGTTGAACACTAAGATAGATGATAAGTTTGTCTATACAACTAAGGTCAATAAATTGACAGGTGCAATAGCTAGACAGTCATATGAAGTGTGGCTAAAACGTGGCATTTATATGGCTAATCATATATGTGCTACATCTAGGAAAGTGTATTCATTTGGAATGGAGATGGGTTATGCTGAGACTAATCCATTCTCTACATTTAAGTGTAAAGTTACCAAGCCTAGAAAAGTTACATGGACAAAAGAACAGATTATGCAGTTATTAGATTTCTGTTATGCAGATTTTCAATATCGTAGTCTAGGTTTAATTGTACAAATGGCATATGAATGGTGTCAAAGGATAGGAGATATGAGATTACTACAGTTTGATAGCATAGACTATGACAAAAAGATACTCAACTTAGAGCAATCCAAGAGAGGTGCAACAGTTCATCTACCTATAAGTGATGACCTACTTGAAATGCTTATACAACAGAAAGATGACTATAGTTTTCAGAAATATGTTGCACCTTATCCCAAAGCTCTGAAAGGCTCTTATAAGCCCTATACATTGACTAGGCTATCCATAGTAGCTAGACGAGCAATGAACCTCTGTGGACTGCCTGATGAGCTACGAATAGCTGATTTAAGACGGACAGGTACTACAGAAATGGTGGAAGCAGGTGTAAGTATGGGTCAAATAATGTCTGTTACAGGTCATGCTAATCCACAATCTGTGAAACCTTATATGAAAAATACTTTGGACTCTGCAAAAAATGCATTGACAATACGAAAAAAGTATGATATAAGCACAGATAACGTGCCGAACAAAGAACTATATAACATATAAGTGGTATATTATAAATGAATATATATAATTATGTAAGTGATTTACAATTAAGTGTAGGAGAGAGTAAACGATTTAACTGTCCTAATTGTAATGGATATAAAACTTTTACTGCTACGAATAATATGGGCACGTTACTATGGAATTGTTATAAGATATCTTGTAGTATATCAGGTTCAACTCGTATTAGATTATCTGTAGATGATATAAGAGATGCGATAGACCCAAGTGTATTAGATGATGACATAAACGATTTCGTATTGCCTGACCACGTTGTACCTCACAGAGATAGACCAAAGGTGTTAGACTTTTGTAAATCATGGGAGATTGATACATCAGCATTGGACATTTACTATGATGTTAAAGATGACAGAATAGTGTTTCCAATATTGTATGATGGTAAAATGGTAGATGCAACAGGAAGAACACTAGGTTCTAAACTACCTAAGTGGAAAAGGTATGGAAGAAATAACTTGCCTTTTGTACATGGTTGTGGTAACGTGGCAGTAGTTGTTGAGGATTGTGTTAGTGCTATCGCAGTAGGCAATGAGGTATATGTTGGGGTAGCAGTGTTGGGTACATCATTAGCTGAATCACACAAACGATACCTTTCACAATTCTCAACTGCTATAATTGCATTAGACCCTGATGCACTACCCAAAATATTATCTTTCGCAAAAGACTTGCGAGGATATGTAAGAGATGTTAAGGTGCTTAGATTGAAAGATGATTTAAAGTACCAACATGAAGAAGACTTTAACCAACTACACGCAATAACCCCAAAGGAGTAACCAACATGGAATTATCATTAATAAGAAGTTTGATGGACAAGGAGTTCTACAGTGAGCATAGAGGTGCTAAGTGTCCTGATAGACTATTCAGTAAAGACGTAAGAAAGATTAAGACTGCCATAGATAAAGCTATGGACAGATATGAAAGAACAGTAACACCTGATGAGATTGAAGCATTGTTTATGTCTAACAATCCATCTATGACTACTGCACAGAAACAAGCATACTCAAGTTTGTTTAAACAAATAAAAAAGGAGTTGCCACTTGGAAGTGACATCGCACAAGAAGTATTATCTAAACTGTTTCAACAGGTTGTTGGCGAAGACATTGCTAATCTTGGCTTTGACTATGTTAATGGTACTAAATCCACACTTGAACCTCTTAGAAATGTTCTTGAGTTATATGCTGATGATTTTACTCCCAATCTAAAAGTTGAGTGGGATGACATAAGCATTGAGACATTACTAGAAAGGAATGACTTGGAAGCTAGATGGACATTTAATATACCTTGTCTAACTAGAAAGGTAGAGGGTGTCAATGCAGGTCACTTGATTGAGGTAGGTGCTAGACCTAATACAGGTAAGACATCTTTCCATGCATCATTGATTGCTAGTCCAAATGGATTTGCTCATCAAGGTGCTAAGTGTATCATCTTATGTAATGAGGAATCTGCTCACAGAGTTGGTGCTAGATACTTAACATCAGCTACAGGCATGACTATGCATCAGATAAAGAAAGACCCAAGTAAAGCACGTGAATTGTATGAGCCTGTGAAAAAGAATATACACATCAAGGATGCATCCAATCGTGACATGGCATGGGTTGAAAGTATCTGCAAGGCATATAAGCCTGACATAGTTGTACTAGACATGGGAGATAAGTTTGCTAGGACAGGTGGCTTTGCAAGGACAGATGAAGCACTGAAAGCTAATGCTATACATGCTAGACAGATAGCTAAACAACATGAGTGTGCTATATTTTATATGTCGCAGTTGTCTGCTGAAGCTGAGGGTAAGATATATCTCAATCAGGCTATGATGGAAGGTAGTCGTACAGGAAAAGCTGCAGAAGCTGATTTGATGGTTCTTATAGCTAAAGATACAGTTAAGAATCCTGATGGTGGTGAAGAAGAAAGTCCTGCTAGACACTTGAACATAGTGAAGAATAAGTTATCAGGTTGGCATGGTGTTGAGCATTGTGAGTTAGATTATATAACTGCTAGGTATCAATAATGCAACATGAAATGTTTGACATAGAATTATTTAATACAGATGGAGAGACTAAAACTTGCAGTAAGTGTAATAAAAAATTACCATTGGCTAGTTTTAGTGTTTCATCAGGTGCAAACTTTCTTAGACCTGAGTGTAGAAAATGCAATACTGAATTAACTAAAGTTAGAAATACTCTTAGAGCAAAATATGGTATGCCTACGGAAGGTCATGTTTGCCCTATATGCGAAAGGAATGAATCAGATGTTGCAGGTAAAGGTGGATTAAGAAATGGTGCATGGGTTATTGACCATTGCCATGATACTGAAACTTTCAGAGGTTGGTTATGTCATAGTTGTAATAGAGCATTAGGTGGTTTTTCAGATAGTGTTGACATTTTAAAAAAAGCTATTATGTATTTAAAGAAACATAGGGAGACACTAAATGAAACTAACACTTGATGTAGAGAATACAGTTACACACAGAGATGGTAAGTTACATCTTGACCCATTTGAATCTAACAATAGATTGGTTATGGTTGGTTGTCTAACTGATAGTGGCAAGGAATACTTATTCAGAGATAACTTTGATGGAGTACAAGAGTTACTAGACCAAGCGACTATACTCATAGGACATAACATAGTCCATGACTTACTGTGGCTATGGGAGTGTGGATTAAAGTATGATGGTGCAGTGTTTGATACTATGCTAGTAGAGTATGTGTTACAAAGAGGTAACAAACAACCTTTATCACTTGAAGCATGTGCTAATAGATATGAGTTAGCTACAAAGAAACAAGACACTATGAAAGAATACTTTAAGAATAAAACACCTATAGATGAGATACCTAAGCAAGAGTTGTCTGACTACTTATCTGCTGACTTAAAAGCAACACAAGAATTATCAGATGTGTTATACAAGAAACTAAACACAGAAGAGTATGCAGGTTTAATGAATACAGTTGTATTGACTAATCGTGTATCTGTTACACTAGCAAAGATATATCAGAATGGATTCACTGTAGATGTTACAAAATTAAATGATGTTAGAGATGAGTTTGAGAAAGAAAAATTTGAGACTGAGAAGAGACTAAACATACAAGTAAAAGAGTTAATGGGAGATACACGTATCAATCTCAATAGTCCTGAGCAAATGTCTTGGGTAATTTATAGTAGAAAGCCTAAAGATAAACTTGAATGGGCAAATACATTCTCTCCTTATATGGACAATACTGAATATAAAAAGAATGTCAAAGAGAAGTCTGACATAGTGTACAAGACGGATGCACAACAGTGTGCAGGTTGTCTAGGCACAGGCTCTGTAAGAAAGGTTAGGAAAAATGGAACTCCTTATGCTAGAACCAACAAGTGTGATTATTGTAATTCTGTTGGCTACATTTTTGTACCTAGTAAGGTGGTAGCAGGACTGAAGTTTACTGCACCTACTGCTAAGTGGGTAAGTGCTAATGGATTTACAGTTAATAAAACCAACTTAGCTACACTACAAGGCATAGCTAGGAAGAATAATCTACAACAGGCAGTTAGTTTCTTAACTGACCTACAAAGACTATCAGCTTTAGATACATACTTGTCATCTTTTGTTGAGGGCATTACTACACACACTAAGCCTGATGGCAAGTTACATGTAAGATTACTACAACACAGGACTGCAACAGGTAGATTCAGTGGTGCTGACCCTAATATGCAGAATATGCCTAGAGGTGGTACATTCCCTGTTAAGAAAGTATTTATATCACGTTGGGAAGGTGGTCAGATACTTGAAGCTGACTTTGCACAACTAGAGTTCAGAGTATCAGCATACTTATCACAAGACAAAACTGCAATGAAGGAGATAGAAGATGGTTTTGACGTTCATAGTTATACTGCTAGTGTTATTAGCGATGCAGGTGAGAAGACATCTCGCCAAGAAGCAAAGGCTCATACCTTTGCACCCCTCTATGGAGCAACAGGGTTTGGAAGGACACCTGCTCAGGCTACATATTATAAACACTTCACAGAAAAGTACGAAGGAATCGCATTATGGCACTCCAAATTGGCTAAAGAAGTTATAAGTACTAGAAAGATAACTACACCATCAGGTAGACAGTTCTCATTCCCTGACGTTAGACGAAACTCGTATGGTAAGGTGTCTCACTTTACACAGATAAAGAACTATCCTGTTCAGTCGTTTGCTACTGCTGATATAGTTCCTCTTATATTAATAAATATAGAAAATGAATTAGCAAACTTAAAGTCTTGTATTGTAAACAGTGTGCATGATTCTATAGTCATAGACATACACCCTGAAGAGATACAAAAAGTTATTCATGTTATTAAAATAGTCAATAGTAAAATGATTAATTTAATTAATAATGAGTTTGCATTAGAGTTCAATGTTCCATTATTATTAGAAGCAAAAATAGGTAATAATTGGCTTGACACAAAAGACGTTATGTGATATAACTGAGAAACTTTGATAGAAAGGAAAAAGTATGGTTAATGAAGTTACTACAATAGATACCAATAACTACGCAGATATGGCGAAAGCTATGGGTATCGCAGGTGAAACAGGTTCTGCTGATACAAGTAAAGCAAACCCTTTACCTAGAATGAGATTGCATCATAATAATATTATGGGCATGAAGAAAGTTGGAGATGAGAGTGTAGAAGCAGTAGTAGTTAAGGGTGGTTCATTCAAGTTAGAACGACCTGATATGCCTGTTGTTTATTCTCCAACTGTTGAGATAAGACCATTTATACAGAGGTTCATGTATAAGAGGTTTGTTAAGAATATGTCTGCAAAGGCAGGAGAACCTATGGGTACTTATCATAAGACACTTATGGCAGATAACCTTAACTCCGACCTTAAGGACAATCAAGGTAGCTTTAACTGTGGTAAACCTTCAGGGTATATCAAAGACTTTAAGGCACTACCTGTTGCAACACAGGAAGTTATCAAGCAGATTAAAAGAGTAAGAGTAATCTTTGGTCTAATTGATATGCCTAATGCTACTGACGAGAAAGGTAATAAAGTAACCTTAGATGACAACACTCCATTCATATGGGAGATTGATAATCGTGATGCATTTAAAACAATAGGAGAACCTTTTAATAAGTTTAATCAAACTAAAAGGCTTCCTGTTCAGCATTACATTCAGTTAACTAGTGAAGAGAGAAAGTTACCTAGTGGTTCATCATTTTATTTACCTAACTATTCTCTAGACTTACAGAAAACTGTTCAAGTAACAGACGAAGACCAAAATACTTTCATTAACTTCATGGCATGGATAGATAACTATAATAGTTATATATTTAATGAGTGGGAAATGAAAGCTAAAGCACCTGTTAGTCAAGAAGACAAAGACATTGTTGATGATTTCATTGATGTTGATGTTGATGAAGAGGTAGCATAGTGAACCATCCTGCTGAAATGATGATTCATCAGTATCTTGAAAATGCCACAAGTGGTAAGTCTGCTATGAGCCAAGAGAATATTGAGC